ATCTTTGATGAAGATACTCAGGCAGCTGAATTTCAATGTATTCCAAAAGCGGATATGGTTAATAGCCCTGACCATTACACAAAGGGTAAACAAGAAGCAATCGACATCATTGAAGAAGCAATTGCAGATGCACCCGGACCCAAGACTGGGCTACTTCAAGGCAACGCACTGAAGTATCTCCTTCGCCTTTGGCATAAGGAGAACGCATTGCAGGATGCCAAGAAAGCCCGTTGGTATCTTGACCGTCTGATCGAAAAGCTTGAAGGGAACGAAGGTCCGTGCGTTCTCGGCTGAGAAAGCTCTCTCTAGGCACAGGTTTTGTCGGCCTGTGCTGCTTTGTTAATGGATATTACATCGCAGCTTTGTCAATCAGAATCGGTACTGAGCTACTACGCTTGCCCACTTTCATGTATGAACAAAAGAAAGATCAAGTCGCATTAGCATATTTGTCAGTCGGTGCCTGCTGTTTTGGCATTTACCGTTTAACATTTTGGTAACAACCGGCGTTAGCCGGTTAGCACCTCTTAAATAAAAGGCAGTTGTCCCGTACTTCAAGTTCTTCGTGATCTTTGATGTGCGGGATTAACTTTGTATATGCGGTTTTAGTTCTAAGTACAGTGTGCTCGAAATACAAACAGATACCTTCTGACAACTCTTTAACATCTGGCTTAAACCAAGCAAGGGGTTTAATGCAATGCCATAGCTCCATACTCTGACTGCACCAAGAGTTTAGCTCTTCAACACGCTGCGCAGTTTTGATGATGTGTTGCTCATGCGCTAGGTCTTGGGGTATATGAACTACACCCTCAGATGCTAATGCGTCACGCCAAGTAAGCGTACCGTCACGAATGATCAGTCGTTGAGGGTGGAATTTGTTACCTGACGGTAGGTTGTAAAAAGTGCCTTCTGCAAAGTATTTCTGCATCAGATATTACCCCGCTGCTCTTCGTAATACTCAAGGTCTTTAGCCCAGCTATCTCCAGCAAATTCGCTGTAGATGACCCGTCCGATGTCACGGAACGAATTGTAGAAAAGCGTGACCTTATCAATGTCTTGCATTACTGGGTCAACGGGTGGCCCATAGACGATGACATTCCAAGTACTAGGAGAGACAGCTTCAAAGCCATCAGGTGTTGCACGCAGCTGCTTGACCCGTTTGAACGGGATGCAGACTGGATAGTCAAAGATTGCAGGGGCTGCACGCAGGATCTCACTAGCGCTTGTGAAGAACACAAACGATTTAATGTAGTTATTCCTGTACTCATTAATGGTCTTGTTAAACCAAATACGTGTGTTACGTACAGCTCCTTTGGGAGCAACAAACACGTTGCCATGCCAGTGCTCTTGTAGTGGATTGATCTCTATAGAAGGAACAGCAGTGCTGTCCACAAGTACTTGCTGAACGGGATCAGAAGTAGGGTCAAAATCAATAGACCCCATAACAAAGCGTGCACGGTCAATGATCTGCGGTGTTGGATACAGAGGGAGCTTGAGACCAGAGTTCTTGAGCTTATTTTGTAAGTTCGTCTGTGATCTCTCGGAGGCTTTCTTGGCTCCTTCCTGCCTCGACACTAAATGTTCTTGTTCCTGCATCTGAAATGATAGTTAGTAAGACGTTATCGTTCCAGGGATTCTCGTCTATCCGACACATCAGATCACGTAGAAAATCAGCAACGTCTTCATCTTCCTCTCGTTCCGCAGTAGCAATATCCTTCTCAATTTCATGACCGCCCATGTAAGTGGTGCTGTCATTCTGGAGATTGATGATTAGTGACCCAGGTCCGTATGTAAGGAAGCCGTTGATAGCAATGTTGATTAGATCGGTAAGGATCAGCTCAGCAGTTGCAGCCAGGAACTTTTGTTCCTTCTCCTTCTCATCTCCAAATTTATCAGATCTGAGCAGTTGATTTAGTAGATCAGTGCGTCGTGACATAATATGAAACTCTCTTAATAAAATAAATGTTTTTAAAATTCATTGTGGGGTGACTCATCATCTTCTTCATTTTCAACTGGCTTCCGATACATACCGGGATCGTCAGGTTCAAGTAAAGATGGATGATGTCCTCCCAATAGGTCTGTGATTACAGCTTGAAAGCGATCACCAAAGTCTGCATCAGTGTCAATCATCATCGCATTATGTGCGTCGATGCCTGCAGCTTCGTCGATCCGCTCTTGCTGCTTCATTGCCTCTTCAATCATATACTCTTGAACTTGCTGCTTAAGAGTTTGAATCTGGATAGCTAGCTCAAAGGAATCAATATAGGATTCGTCGTCGACAAATACGCCAACGTTCTGAGGGATGAGATGAAAAGGATTACAGCAATACTTATTCCCACAAGTGGTCTTGACCCCGGCAAAGCCGAGATCGCCCCAACTAAACCACATAGCAACACGTTGAGGGTGATGCTGAGTGCTACTAGCAATTCCGTGACGACGCCAGGCGAACTGTGGTTGGCTAGTACGCTTGTTGATACATCCATTCCAATTCCAACATTCATCGGGACTCCTGATATCGACTTGGGACCAGAACTTCAGGGCGCGTTGCCTGTACTTCTTAACTAGACGGTCAATGTCAAGAGACATCCGACCTTCACGTGCTGCTGCTACGCATCTCACGCAAGCCTGGTGACTGTCGTAGCGCATTGAATGTGAAGAGAAGCGGCCAAGTGAATGACCGGAGTAGATACATAGCTCGCCCTCTTCTGCTGTGTTACTAAGCTTTAGGTTCCTACGCCCGTAGGCATGACCACCGCGCTTCTTAGCAGGCTGTGCTTCACTCATTTGTATTTCCGTAGTTACCACCCAAAGCTACGTATTGATCTTCTATAGGAAGTTCTCGTAGCTGAGTGCTGATCATGTATTCGTAACGAGTACTGTTCTCATACTTAATGCGAACTAGTTTAGCTCGCGGTGTGTAGTATTCAGGTCGACCAACAACAAGTGCGGTCAGATCATTAGTGAGAACTTGTACTCGGGTACCAATTTGTAATGACATTATAAGTCTTTCGTCTGGAAAGAATATAACTAAAAGTCGTTAAGAATGTGATCTTCGTTGATAGGATCATCCTTCGGACGTAACCACAACCGCACCGACTTTGATTTACCTGTAACAGGATCTTTGCGCGATGTATTTACACGACGCCAGCCAAGTGTCTGAAGAACGTCAACAACACGCTTAGCTTCACGTCTACCTTGCTGACGTGGGTCAAGATCCAAAGCAGAGGTGAGAACCTCAGCTGCAGTAACTTCTTCACGAAGATTGACGTACACACTGATCTTGTCAGTCCAAGGGTCAGGGTCGCCAAACTCAGCGATGTACTCAGAGATCTGAGCAATCTCGCCAGAGTTGAACTCGTAAGGAACACCTGCCTTGTATGCCTGCACTGCAGCAGCCCATAGAGCATCACGCTGTTGAGTGAGCAGCTTCCAAGGAATGAGGAAGCCTGAGCCAATTTCTAGTGGCACAAAACGACGGTTGCCTGTGCTGTCAACCAAGAACTGGTTGCGATTGGTAGTACCAATCATTACGAACCGGCGATACAGTGACTCAGGTAAGGAGGCGTAAGGACGACGTACCTCATCAACACGAGTGGTAATCAAGTTCTTGAAGTTCTCGATGTTCTTTGTGTTGAAGAAGTGGTCAATCTCAGGTAGCTCCAGTAGCCAAGCAACGTGCAAGCGATATTGCTCTTTCATCAGCGTCTCTAGTGGAGTTGTGATTTCAGAGAAGAGCTTGTCCGGGACAAGGCAGCGGGAGAACATTGACTTACCCACGCCCTGAGCACCGACGAGGATGGGCAGCCAGCTCATAGAGCAGCCAGGGTTGAACGCCCTAGCGACTGCGCCAATCATCATCCGCTGCATAGCCAGCGTTGCTAAGTGATGTGGGTTACCAAGAAAGATTTCACCGATCTTGTCCCACTCAGCGAAAGCTGCATTGTCAGAAGCGCACCGTTCTAGATACGTACGGATAGGGCAATATCTATTCTTCTGTGCTGCGTACTGAACTGCAGCCTTGACACGCATCTCAGGAATGAATACGCCGTGCTCGCAAGACAACTTTGTGGTCATTAGATCCAGGTCGTTGCCCTGCATCTCCACGACTTTGCCTGACAAGTCGTTGTACTCGATTGCGCTGGTTAGTTCGTTCTTGCGCAGGTTGGATAATAATTCTTGGACTTTCTTCACATCGGACTCGCGTTCCTTTGCTAGGTCGTCCGAGGATTTTTTGGGACGACCGGGACGCTTTTTTACAGTTGGGGTACTGGTATCCGGTAGTGGCTCCGGTAGATCTTGTGCAAAATTTTGTTGATCTGTTTGTGTTGTCATCTTTTTTGGGGTATTAGTTTCGTTTTCAAATATGGGCAGAGCGTCAAACTCTGTATATCCCGCAGCTGTACCTTGGGCTCCGAACCTTAGGTGTGCTGGTAGAAGTCTTGTCCAGTTAAGATCTTGCTTCTTACACAGCGAATACAGTGTAGTGTGCCCTGCATAGTTGCCGAGACCTCGCCACTTCCACGCCTGGTAATTTTCTTCTTTACTACCGTGATGGCCACGTATGACCCAGTCAACCCAGTCGTCAAAGATCTCACCCCCTACGCCCGCACAAGCAGCCATAACAGGTAAGAAGTATATGTTGTACTCACCGTCGTCAGATGGCCTCAGAAAGTTCTGTAAGAGCCACTGACAGCGTTGAATGTCGATGGGTTCACACTCAGTTGCTTTGAAGTCAGTAAGTTCTTCGTACTCAATGTTCTCAAGTAAGAAGTCCGGCACAGCTTGGAAGCTGTCGTTGTACTGAAACTCTGCTGCTGTATTGCCATACCAAAGACGCTCAGGCTTTTGACCGCAGTTGTCTTCTAGTTTCTCTAGTCCGAGATCTTGTAAGAGCCGGTCGACGATGAGCCAGTAAGCCCCTTTGTGTTGACCGATGGACACCATTTCCAGGGATAACGGAAACAACGCCCGAAATCTGTGACTGGTGGAACTGTGGCTGCTGCTGGTATAAGTAGCCGCACACCAAGATCTGGCCGTATGCGTTGCCCAAAATGCATCGAGAGTAGTGTCACCGTCAATGTCAAGAACAATGACGTTAGAGCCACGAGAGTTAGTAGTAAGTCGGTACCTGTCCTGGAAATGGGTTGCGCACCAGCCATAGCCTGATTTGACCCATCCTTCGAGCCATTGGATGTCTTCGTGGATATTGAGCCAGCCACTAGCAACTTTCTGTGGATTCTGTTTGTTCAGACATTTGCGATTGACGGATATTTTCAATTTCATCATCAGTAGATTCTTTTTCGTGGAACATTTCACAGCGCTTAAGGAAGCGGGACTCGTACAAATCCAGCTTGTCGCTATCAATAAACAGACCTTGAGTGGTCTCTTCGGTAGTAACGATGATTAGAGCAGCGTCACACCGGAACCCTGTGCGTTCTTCGAGGGCAAGCCTGTAAGCCGCCATCTGCTGAGCACACTTTTGATACTTACGGAAACCGCCGTATCCACCTCTATCTCCTTTGTCAGGGAAACTATCTCTATATGGAGCGTTCGATGTTTTGAAGTCCGCGATTATATTAACACCACCGATCGTGCCGATGAGGTCAGGACAACCAGCATATTTATGAATGGTTGACCATACATAGGCTACTTCACGATCGTCAGAACGCAAGTGATTCCAGTCAGGTCGTAACGGACGCTCAGACCAATAGATGTCATCAAACCACTCAAGGTATTGGTCCATACCATTCCAGAAGTTTTGATACTGGTCAGGAACTGGTTCAGTAATGCCACGGAGGTAGTTCTCGCAGGCAAGGTGGATAGCGGTACCACGAGCAGCAGCTGCTTCAAGACCGCCAGGATTTTTCAACTGCCAGGTGGCAAGGCCCTTCTTTGCTTTCTCGGATTCTGTCGCCGACAACACTGTTGTCACTGACGGCAGATACATCCCAGAACACAAATACTTTCGGTACCCACTGGGGGTACTAATGCGATACGGAAGGTCAGTCATTAGATATTTTTGAACACTAATAAAAATCCCGGCGTTAGCCGGGTAGATGGTTACCAGATTGAACCTGATACAAGTTGTGTAATGATGGCGATTGTAATGCCAACCATTGCTACTCGACCGTTGAGAATCTCAGCCTCAACGACGAAGCGTTCTTTGATTTTTTCCATGATTAATAATCCGGTTGATCTGTGTACGTCTCTTCATTAGCCGTTCCGCCATACGCATAGTTTTGGGATGGCGAAAACATTTCATATATCGCTCCTACAGCCTGGCCAACTGCTTCAGTGACTTGAGCACTGGCAGCGACTTGCTGACGGAGTTCTTGGACCTCGCCACGAAGAGCGATGACGTGATCCATAAGTGAAGGCGGCCTTGCTACAGGAGCAGGTGCTTCTGGTGCTTGAGGTGGAGCGATTGCTGCTTGATGCGGTGTAGCATCGGCAGGCTGTCCACTCATAATAGCGGCAATACGTGCCTGCATTTCAGGTGGAAGTGAGACTAAAGCATCTTGGTTCATAATTAAATACCTTGGATTGCATCTTCAACCATCTCGTCAATAATTTCATTGAAAGCTGATTGGATTTTGTAACGGAAGTCATCACGATCACGGCAGTACTTACTGACAGTGATGGCTGGCATTTTCAATGTGGCTGTAGCTTTGAAGAGACCAGTGGCTTCGTCAGTCTCGATGTTTACTGCAACGTTCTTAGAACTCATTGTCGTCTTCTACTTTCGGTGTTTGTTTAGTTGGTGAGACGGTAGCGCCGTTCTTGTCAACGCCACCTGCAGGAAGGCCCTTACCCTCGACTTGTTTACCGTCGAAAGGGTTCTTACCTTCAAAGAAGTTGGGCAGCCAGATAGATTCTTTCTGTGCTTCCCACTCTTTCTTGATCTTGTCCGGCACCTTACGTACCTTGGGCAAGATAGAGTAACTGGTCTCAAGACCTTGCCCTTTACGGGAGATCTTGATGCTGAAGTTAGCAAGACCTTCTTCAGTCCAGGTATAGTCTTCAGCCTCTTGGAGAATCTCGGTCAGCTGATCACGGAGACCACGCTGCTCGATGAAGAGAACCTCCAATCTGCCACGAGAAGCAGATGTTCCCACCCAAGCGAGGAACTTGCGAGGCTTTGCAAATACGCCATCGATCTTAGGACGATCAGGCTTTGACCAATCAGTTTCACGTGCAATGTCAGCAGGGTCTTTTGGATAAGTACGAGTAACAACGAAACCGTTGAAACGCAGCTCACCTTTGTCATCTGCTCTTTCACTTGGGTACTGCCAGCCCATTACGGCATGACCAGTTTCATAACATCCAAGCAAACGAAACTCTTCGCTTTCACCATCCTTGAGAGATGATGGTTTCCAATAAGCATCAGGTTCTTTCGTTTCAATTTTGTCCTTAGGTGATGCTTCACCCAGTAGTTCAGGAGGCAAAATGTCCATTGCTTTTTATTCATCAAGGTTGATACTTAATAAATATAAGTAATACAATATAGAAACGCGAGGTAATACTTATGCGATTTGCTGGCTTGTTAGCAGAACAATTAGAACCGCTAATTGCGGCCACTTACAAATCAAGTAAGTCAAAGCTTGATGGTGCTCGCTATGAAGGATTAGATCAGATATTCAATGAGCCCTTACCTGCAGGTAGAGGATTTACAGGACCGTATGATCAGTTCGGCAACCCCACTAATATTCCTATAAGAAAGGTATAAAAAAACGCCCTAGAAGGGACGCTTGAGGTGAGGTGGTTTCCCATTCC